CGAATTAATCGAGCCTTATTATTTCAATGTATTGGGTTATGCCGGTAGCGATACTACTATTCAAAACTTGTTTATCGCATTTGCTAAACGTGCTAGAGAAACTACAGGTCAAAAATTCCAAGTCGTATTATATAACCGTGATAAAGCTAACTACGAAGGCGTTATCTCTTTAGCAAATAAAGTTACTGATAGCGGTGAAGAACCGGGTTCCGGTGTATACTGGTTAACTGGTGCTGAAGCTGCTTGCCCTATTAATCAATCTTTGACTAATAAAGCGTACGACGGCGAATTTAACTTCAACATTCAATACAAACAATATGAGCTTGAACAATTCGTTAAAAACGGTCAATTAGTGCTTCATAACGTAGCGGACTCCGCTTCCGGAAACGTTAAAGGCAGTACTCGCATCCTTAGCGACGTTAACTCCTTTACCGAATTTTCTAAAGATCGTACTAAAGACTTCGCATCTAACCAAGTTATTCGTGTACTCGATAACTCCGCATACGATGTAGCTCGTCTATTTAGTAACTACTATCTAGGTAAAACTCCTAACGATCAAGACGGTCGTATCGCATTATGGAACGACGTCGTTAAATTATTCGAAGAATACCAAAGCGTACGAGCTATTAATGGCTTCGATCCTAAGGATGTAGAAATCCCGACAGAGGGAGAAGAAAAGGGTTCCGTAGTAATTAACTACAACATTAAACCGACTGTGGCTATGGATAAATTGTACGCTACTTGTTACGTTAAATAAGGAGTTAAATAATGGCAGAAGTTCAAACTATGAACGCTAAAGACGTTGTATCCGCTAAAGAAGGTCGTGCTTTTATTACGATCGAAGGTAAACGATACAACTTCTTTAATATTAAAAATTTAAAAATTACTACCGATAAAGAAACTGAAAAGATCAATATCTTAGGTGAACGAGTAGAACAAACTAAAAGCGTAGGCGCTAAAATTTCCGGTTCTATGACAGCATATAACGTTACTAATTACTTCGACGAATATATGGATCGCTTTATCAATCATGGTAAAGACTTCTATTTCGATATTCAAGCAATTAACGAAGATGCTACGTCCGATACTGGCGCTCGCACTACGATTTATCGTAACTGCTGCATGACTAAGTATTCTGAAACTGTATTCGATGTCGACGGTAAATATCTCGAACTCGATATGGACTTTACGGTAGGCGGCGTTAAACGTCCTCAACGATTTAAAGATCTTGACGGTATTCACGCCTAATTTAAAACACAATAAGAGGGCCTAATTAAGCCCTCTTCTATGATATTAAACGGAGATAAAAAACAATGTCAGAGATTAAAAATATGTCTTTAAATGGCTTCTTTAAAAATAAAGCTAAACAGGCAGACGACTTACGTGTCGTAGTATCTGAACGCTTTACCGATAAAGAAGGTAAACCTTTAGAATGGGTATTACATCCTATTAGCACTAAATTAGTAGAAGAAATTACTAAGAAAAATACGGTTACTAAACTTGTAAACGGTAAAAAAGTTAAAGAAACTAACGAAGAAAACCTTAATGCCGATCTATTAGAACACGTCGTATTATATCCTCGTCTTAACGATGCAGAATTGCAAGATTCTTATGGCGTAACTAACGTAAACGACTTATTAGGCACTATGTTATATCCGGGCGAAACTCAAGAACTTATTAAAGCACTCGAAGACGTTATGTCCGGTAAGGCTAATACGGTATCCGAATTAAAAAACTAATTAAGGAGAACCCCGAGGCATATCTCTATCATCTGGCTCTCCAGTATTATCATATAACTCCGTTCGAGCTTAATTCGATGGACGAACAGGAGCGCAATTTTATATTTGCTTCGATATCGACTCGATTTGACGAACGGAAAAAAATTCAAGAAAAACTTAAACAACACAAGTCGGGAGTAGAATATGTCTATATTATCTAACACTATCAAACTTAACGACGGTGTTTCTCCTGTATTACAAAATATATCGCAAAATGCTAGCCGATCCTCTACGGCTATGTCGTCTTTCGGTCAGCATATGGGCGGCGTGGCAGATAAAACTACTAGAGCATCTGGTTCTCTTATGAACATTAAATCAATATTCTTAGGGTCATTAGGTGCTAATATAGCAGCTGCTGCTATAGCTAAAGTAGGCGATGCGTTAGGTAGTGTATTAGAAATGGCTGAAGAATACGCTACTATTAATGCTCGGCTCGGTCTTATTGCGGGTTCACAAGAGAATGTGATAGCGCTTAACCGTGAAATTTACGAGTCGGCTAGACGTTCCCGTTCCGCTTATGCCGATGTAGCAGAAATGGTAGCTAATCTATCTCAATCGGCTCACGATGCTTTCCCAGACCCTCGAGAGACGGTTCAATTTGCCGAAACAATTAATAAGGCTATGGCTATTGGCGGTACTAAAGGTCAAGCTAAAAAGAATGCTGTGCTCCAGTTAACGCAAGGTTTAGCATCCGGGCAACTACAAGGCGACGAATTCAGAAGTATCGCCGAAAACGCTCCGATAATCGAGAATATCATTGCGAAAACGATGGGCGTATCGAGGGGCGAATTAAAGAAATTAGCCTCCGAAGGTAAAATTACGGCCGAAGTCATTAAGAAGGCTATGACGGAAAATGCCGCCGAAATCGAGGAACAGTTTAGGAAACTACCTCATACGATGTCGGACTGGGTAACCGATATTCAGTCGGTAGCTCAATATGCATTTGCTCCGTTATTCGAAGTTATTAACGAATTATCGAATAGCGAAGAGTTTAGGCAATTTATCGACAGTATCGAGAATAACATACAGTATATAGCCCCTATCATTAAGAATGTAGCTAACGAAATATCGTATGCATTTAAACAGATGCTTACGTTCGGTCAAAAGGCTTTTAGCTTCTTACAAGAGCATAGCGGAATCGTAACGGTAGCTCTATATGCTATCGGTGCAGCGGCTGCTTATTCGGCTATTGTATTCGGTATCGATACGGCTGCTAAAGTAGCTAATACTATAGCTAACTATGCGTTAACGGCTTCTCAATGGAACTTAAACGCTGCTATAGCGGCTAATCCTGTCGGACTTATAGCGATAGCTATTATAGCGGTAATCGGTGCTATTCACCTCTTAGTAATGGCTTACGATGAAGTAACTGGTAGTACTTATACTACTGTCGGTGTTATTGCCGGTGTATTCGGCGGATTATTTGCGTTCCTATATAACGGAGTAGCGTATACATGGAATATCTTCATTATATTCGCTAACTTCCTATTAACGGTATTCGATAATCCGGCTAAGGCTATTAAAAATCTATTCGGTAGTCTATGGAATAATATCGTCGAATTTACAGTAAGCGCTATTAATACGATACTCGATGTAATGCGTAAGGTACCGTTCCTTAAAAGCTTATTAGAAGGCGTAGGTCCGGCTGTAGCTGCTAATTTCCAAGTTAAAGTCGACTCGGGTCCTTTAGATAACTATAAAATGGGTCCGATGAATGTTCTCGAGACGGCTAGTGCATGGCAAGATGCCGGCGACGGCGTTGTCGGTAGTGCTAGTAGCTTATTAGTTTCTAAGCAACCAGATAATAACGCTACGTATGACGGTAAAGTCGATGCAGTAGCTAAGGCGGCCGGCGATACGTCTAAGAATTCTAAGAAGACTGCTAAAAATACCGAGAAGATGACTAAGGCTATCGACTTAACTAAAGACGAAATCGATAACCTACATCAAGGTATTATGAACGATGCTATTAAACAATGGTCTAATAGAACTATTCATATGAACATTACTAATAATAACAATATTGATAGTAGTGTAAATTCTGGGGAGTTCATAACGGACTTCCATAACGGTTTACTTAGCGCACTCGAACGCAATACCGGGGAGGCTCTATAATGTATTATTTCTATCTTAACGATACACAATTACCGATACCTCCTAAGGCTCTTACGATCAACTATTCCAATAAGAACGAGACGCTCGATCTATTAAGTGTCGGTGAAGTAACTATACCGAAACCGATGGGATTAACGAACTATAGCTTCGAGATTTTACTTCCTAACAGTAAGTATCCTTTTAATCAATCAATACTACATAAGCACGAAAAAGCCGAGTATTATATGACGAGAATTCTCAAGATGAAACGAGATCGTCAGCCTATTCATTTTATCGTTGTCAGAATGAAACCTAACGGCGAAATGATTAGTATGTTAAATCAACGTGTTACAATCGAGGATCTTGTACATAAAGAGGATACAGATTACGGCTTCGATGCTCATTTAGAGATTAGCTTAAAAGAATGGCGTGATTACGGTACTAAGAAGATGATTATCGATAACGAGAAAGATGGTACGTTAACCGCTCATATCGAAGATAATCGTCCGTCCGATAAAATCCCAGAGAAGGAAGTTAAAGCCGGTCCTAAGGCTACGTTATTACGAGCCGTAAAAGAACAGTTCGGAAACACTAATAATTTATTTAGAATAGCCGCCCTTAATAAGATCACGGTACCGTGTTATTTAGAAGGCGGTCAAGTTATCAATATGTATAAGCAAGGTAAGGTCGACGATATATGGAAGAATTTAATTCAGTAGAAATAACCAATGCGCCGCTCAACCTCACTTATGAACTCACCGTTAAAAATCAAAAAGATATGCTATTAATAGAGCCTCAAGACGGGATTACCCTAGATCGTAGTCCCGATCTTGCTCCGGCTAAATTAACGTTTAATGTATTAAAAGATCCATTACTCGATATTCAAGAAGGCGATTTAGTTAACTTTAAAGTTAATGGCGAACTTATATTCGTAGGATATATATTCGAGAAGAGTCGTTCTAAGAATAATATCATTCAAGTAACGTGTTACGATCAATGTCGCTATTTAAAGTCGGAAGGCTATTATATCTTCGACGGTAAGAATTCGGCATCTGAATTAATTATAGCTCTTTCTAAAGACCTCGGTATTAAGCTCGGTGAGATAGCTCCGACAGAGTATAAGATATCTCGTGTATTCGATGGTAAATCGTATCAAGATATCTTATTAACTATGCTTAAATTAACGTCGATTAATTCGCCTAAAATACCGGTTAAAGCTTTAAATGCTAAAAAGACTAAAACCTTAAATCCCGATAAATATCGAGGCGGTTATAGCGGTTTAGATAACGTACGTATGGATAACGATAGCCAT